CTTTATTTACTACTGCAAAGAAGTAGATGTCCTCACCAGTGAATTGCTTGTTAGCGCCCACTTCTGTGAAGAACGGAACTCCTGGTAATGCTTCTTTAATTCTTGTTATTACGCTGCGGTGCATCAGGCAGAAACCCATACCAGCAGCACTTACTTTCATAAAGGCGTTCTTAGGTAGTGGGTCTAGTCGTCTAATCCCAATACCAAACTCTGCCTCGGCAAACTCATAAACAGTTGCTAGCGGCCTCATTAACGGTTGCTCTGGTTCATTACTTGTAAAGTAAACACCAGTAAGCAAAGGTATATCTTTAGCATCTCTGCGATTCCAGAGTTTAAGGAACTTCTCTGGAGTAATCATAATGTCTGAGTCAAGCCATAGTAGCCAGTCAGATTTATTATTATCATACCAGCGATTGACTAGCATCTCTCGCTGTTGTGCTATCTGGTTGCCGTGTGCCCTTAATGAGCCACAGAACTCTACACCAGAGTTTATGATGGTGTCTACAACACCTTCCATAAACTTGCCATCTACCATGCCATTGTCGCACCAGGCGACTGCTAGCGTTTCTTTATTTTGCTTAGCCATTGTCCCCACCTTTGTTAATTACTTATTTGACTTTTTCGCTGCTTGTTCTTTTTTCTTCCAGTCTGGAGTAAGCGCTGCTCCAACTTTCTTTGTTGCTCCAAAGAATGCTCTTGCTACTGGGTCAGTTGTTGTTGACTTCTTTGCTGCAGGCTTAGCGGATGGCTTAGTAACCATCTTTGATGCCACAGGCTTCTTGCTAGCAGTTGCTGTTGTTGCAGCCTTTGTTGCTGCTGCTACACGACTTGCGCCATACATACGACGTACGCCTTCAAGAAACTCTGCTTCACCCTTTGTACCTTTGGCACTGATTTCGCCAGCACGCTTAAGCGCTCTAGTCATTCCTTGTGCTTTGATAGAGTCAATCATATCTTGCTTAACCTTAATAGGTGCTGCCTTCTTTGTTGGCACGGGACCGATAAGGCCCATTGTTCTAGTTACTTTAGCCATGCTGCTTTACTCCACTTTTCATTAGTTTGTATAGTAGTTTGGCCAACTACCATTTTTCTTGGACTGCGCCTTGCGTTGCTTCATTAAATCATTGAGAGCCTTTTCGGCCGGACTGATTGGTGCCTTCTTGGTTGCAGTAGGCTTAGGAGTAGGCTTTGGCTTCATGTTCATTACTTCATCTTGCCCATCTTTTTAATAACCATCTTCTTGCCAGTCTTTTTTACCATCTTTTTGCCGGTCTTCTTTGCGGCTTTTCCAGCGGCCTTGTATCCTGCTGCTGTGTATGGGAATTCCATTTTTCCGACTTTAGGCATTATAGTCCTTCTTTCTTGAGTTCTTTCATTACGGTGGCTGTTGGTTTGTCTATCTTTTTTGCTTGTATCATTGTCTGACCATCATATGCTGCACCCAGTTTTTCGGATGCATCATGTGCTGCTTCTATCTGTTTTCTATTTGTGCCATTAGGCTGGATACCCTGGGCTCTAGCACTGCGATATGCTTCAAGTTCAGAGTTCCACTTCTTTTGAGTAGTGCCGCTTGCGTTTACATCGCCTCTAGCGTCACCCGCATTTAATTGTAAACCTTTAGCCTTACAGCCAAAGCATTCGCAATTTTCTTTGCAGGGTTCCTTAGGTATAGATAGTGCATTCATATCATATAACTGTTCAGTTGATGTAACGTCACACTCGGTACAACCCCACAGCAGGACTATATATTTCATTCGTCCGTCTACTAAGTTGTATCCATCTTTAGCGATTTTACTAATATGGTCGCAATTCATTTTGTCCCTACTCTGTTGTGAAGTTAGCCGAAGTAACAATACCATCGGCAATCATTGCTGTTCTAATAGCCTCAGTAATTCCAGTATGTTGACATCCACCCATGTAGTAAGCAGTGTATTCCGCTAACTCATCTTCGGTTGGAAACTGTATAAGGGAGTAAACACCACCGCTGAGAATGATGGTATAACTCTTGGTGCGTTGTCTAAAGTGTGTAAACAAGCGGTGAGCACCGATGTGGCCCTGTTCCAGGGTTGGTGTCACAAGTGTATACGTTGCCATTATTCTCCTTAATTAACTTACTGATAGGGCAGTAGAGATTTCGGTAACTACTGCCCCACCCGTCAATCAATTACGCGACTGATGAACCGTTAAGAATACGATACAAGGCTGCTTCGCGGTAACGCTTAAAGCCTAGAACGCCGTACCAGCCCATTGGGCGGAAACGCATCAAGTGGTCGATGACTGGACCGATAACTGTATGTGGCTCTTCAGCAACGGCTTCAGCCAGTGCTTCCTTGCCAGCAAGAATTGTGCGGTATACCTTGGCACTTGAAGCACCGTCAGTATCGTTGAACATACGAGCAGACTCTACAAAGTAGGCTCCTTCGTATGAACCAATTTCTCCAGCCCAAATGTTTTCATTTGAGTTGTACTCATGTGGCAAGCGCCATCCACCAGCACCAGTCTCAGCACGAAGGTCGTGTGAGATTTCTGGGTGAATTCCGCACCAGTACATTGAGCCCTTGCGTGGAACTGACAGACCTGCACGCAACTTAGCAACAGCCTTGCGGATGTTAGCAGAAGTGATTGTGTCTGTAGCAGCAATTGTTACTGTGTTAGTACGTGTGCCACCATAGATGACGTTAGTACCACCACGAAGTTCAGTCTGTGCGACCGTATCAATTGAACCTGCCATGTTAAACGCAATGATATTAGCGATTGCTGGGTCTACATCAGCAAGGCTGAAGAGTTCCAACGCACGTGTTGTGAGAACAGAGTTACCATACTCGGCAAGAGTAATAGTAACTGATGTTGGTGCAGCAATCTGTACTGAGTCACGCTCAGTTGATTCTGTGAGTGCAGTTGTCTGTTCAGACAGGTCTGCGTATAGTTGTAGAATTACGGTTGAGCCAGGGTTTGCTAATTTTACGGGCTTCTTATCTGCCACGCTACGAATTAGGGGTTCTGAACGCAACGCAAAGTCTAGTAGACGGTCGTACGCCTTTTGGACGAGACCTGCAGCACCAGCGGTACCGGCGAGATTGCCGGTGGACGATGTATATGCATTAGCCATTGTTGTTCACCTCCAAGGTGAGTTATGAAATTACTATGTGTTTATTGCTGTTGAGAGTAGATAATTTGATTGAGTTCTTCTGCGGATGCCGCATTATTAATCCTCATCAATAAATCTTCTGCTCGGTCAGGGGTCATACCAAGTTGAGTGACAATATCTTGCTGCCGTAAGGCTGCTCGATTTATCTCTTGTTCTTCTTTTACCTCTGGCTGTGTTAATCCAAACAAGTCTGCATTATCTTCAAGCCAGTTATTCACTGACTCTTCGGTAATATCATCCAAGTCTTTCAGGATTAATCTTTGTGCCTTTAGATTGACACCCTTTTGTTCTAGGACCTCTTTGACTGTACGCTCACGCTGCGCCTTGGATAATCCCTCAAGTTGCTCAGTGAGTTCCTTGATACGCTTCTCATCGTTGCGCTTGGCTTTCCGTAACTTTTTAAGTAAGTCACTTCCATCCATCTGCACTTCGTTGTCGGTATCTAGGTCGTCTTCGTCTTCATCCCAGTAGTTGTTGCTCATAGCAACCCACCCTTCTATTCGTTTGAATCGCAAGCCTCAGATTCTAGTCGGGGAACTAGCCTGGCTCTTGCTACCAGTCTTCTACGCTATGTGGGCTGGTGGGTCACATAGGATTCTATTTTATATTAAGCCTTGGGCTCTATTTTGAGATTGAAGGCGTCCGGTCTTGCCGGAGAATCTAGCGCCTTCTCCCTCTGCAATTTTAGCAATTTTATCTTGTGCTACAACATTGCTTTGGAATTGTGCAGCAATTGCATCGCTTTGAGCAAAGTCAATACCGCTCATTCTACCAAGGGCTTGTCCGCGCTCTAGGCGCTTTACATCTGCAAATCCAGCAAGTGACTTACCGTAGTCTGCTCCACCCATAGCAAGGTCTGATGCTGTAGCCATATCAATTGTAACACCTTGTGACTTGGCCGCAGATAGTGTGCTGATTCCAGAAATCTTCTTATTAAGTTCTGCTGCGCCTTCTTTGCCCATAAGGAGTGCTTTGGCAATATCTGTGCGGCTTACACCCAGATTAAGAATACTATCAAGGTCTTTTTTCAAAGCACTTGGTGCGTTGTCAATTGAGTTGAAGGTATCGTTAATTAGATTGGTAACTTCTACTACAGATTTGCCTAAACCGAGTACTGTGCCAAGGAACTGTTGGGTCGCTACCTCACCCATTCCGGCACGACGTAATACGTCACCCATAGAAGATTCAGACTTAAAGTATTCTGCAACGGTTGGAACCTGAATTGCCTCACCCTTAACAAGTCTATCTTGCAATGCATAGATGCCGCCAAAGCGGTCTGCAAATGTTTTAAGTTCTGGATTGTTTCGTGCATCCTGAACAGAAAGGTTAATTGACTCATCAATTGTTGAGCCCGTATTGTAATACTTAGATGTTACATTGTAAAGTGCGCTTACCCAAGGTTTTGCAACTTCATCTTTTCCAAAGAAAAGAGCAAGAGTATTTCTAAACGTATCAAAAGCAAGGACCTTATCTGTTACTGCTTTATCCGCTGCCGCTTTATCTGCAATTGCCTTATCTGCAATTGCTTTGTCTGCAATTGCTTTGTCTGAAATTGCTTTTGCTGCTGCCGCTGTTACCGGATTGGCATTTATGTCAACCTCTGATTGCACTCCACTTTTAATTGCGTCAACAACACGTTGGTTATAAGTCGTAGTTGGAGTTGTAGCGGAAACCGGAGTTGCACCGTAGCCTGCATAATTTTGTATAAGAGTCTGAGCCGGTGCTGCAGGCGCAGCCGGTATGGATACCGGAGTGCCACCTACATAGGTTGATGGAGATGTTGG